CCTGAAGTATGAGATCGGCCAGGTCATCGACCGGGTGGAAGACGAAGCCCAGCGGCTGGTCCTCCGGGACCGGTACATCCACTTTGATGCCTGGGAGGACATTGCCCGGAGCATGGGCAAAGGGATCCGGTGGGTCTATGCCGTGCACAGTGATGGCGTGGAGGCCGTTGAAAAAATTTTGGAGGAGTGCAGGGAATTGCAGGAAAATGCAGTAGAGGAGCACTAGAATTCAACAGCCCCTTCGTGGTATGATAGACTCACCAGAAAAGGAAATAAAGTGAAGCCTTGCAGGATGTAAGAATCCTACAAGGCTTTTTTTATGTACGATATGAGGATTAATCCTTTTTTGTGGGAGCAGAACTTTTGTACAGCTGATTTAGAACAAGCAGGAACCATTCTATTTCTTCCGGAAGAGTTTCTTCCAGACTCGCTCCAGCCCAGTACGTCAAATATCTCCATTTGGAGTACAAGCCGGACCCAAGGGTTTCCCAGTTATAGACGTGACTGATAAGGTCATGTAGCGCTTGCCCGGAATGAGCTGTTTTCTCCTGCTCTAAACGATTTCTAAATTTTATCCCGGTATCCATTTCAAAACCAAGGAATTTACATTCCCGACCAAACCAGGATTCAAAATCATGATAGAAAAAGTGGGAGGGTTCGGCTTTGTTACATTGGAATCGGTGCATCCAGATTTCTGCAAACAAATGGATTGCTTCTCGACTGGCTAACATGGATATCACCTTCTAATCTCTTTTGTTTTTTATTTTATCATGGCATCCACGACCAAACAAGAATAAACGGAAGGGAGGTGGCAGCGTTGCCCAGAAAACCGAAACGCCCCTGTTCTTATCCAGGCTGCCCGAACCTGACGGACGGCCGGTACTGTGAGAAGCACCAGAAGATCATCGCCAAGCGGTACGAAAAGTATGAGCGAAGTTCTGGTACGAAGAAACGGTACGGCAGGACCTGGAAGAAGATCCGGGATGCCTACGTGGCCAGCCATCCTCTCTGTGAGCTGTGTCTGAAGAATGGCCGGTACGTGGTGGCGGAAGAAGTTCACCATAAGAAACCGCTGGCGGAAGGCGGCACCCATGCCTGGAACAATCTGATTGCCCTGTGTAAAGCCTGTCACGCAAGGATCCATGCAATGAGGGGAGATCGTTGGCACCAGCGACCTACAAGAAAAAGTAATAACTAAAAATGATAAATCTGAAACAAAGCGATATACCCAGGGGGTGTATGAATCTCTGGAAGCCCGGAAAGCCAGAACGGGCGAGGGGTCACGCGCGAAAAAAACGCGTTTTCAAAAAGGGTATTGACCCGGTGAAAAAGGGGGTGTGAAAAATAGCAAAAGACGGAACCATGCGAGGGGGATTGCGGGTGGGCCAGGGGCGGAAACCCAGGGCCCTGCTGGACAAACTGCCGGACAATCCGGGGAAGCGGCCGCTTAAGGTGATGGACCTGCCAGAAGGGGCGGATCTATCTGGAGAAGATATGCCGGAACCCAAAGCCTACATGAAGGAAAAGCAGCGGAACGGCGGGAAGCTGGAGGCGGAAGAAATCTACCGGGAAACCTGGCTGTGGCTCAAAGCCCGGCACTGCGAGAAACTGGTAAGCCCCCAGCTGATCAGCCAGTACGCCATGGCGGTATCCCGGTGGATCCAATGTGAACACGCCATCTCGGAATATGGCTTTCTGGCCAAGCACCCCACCACCAATGCCGCCATTGCTTCTCCCTACGTAACCATGAGCCAGAACTACATGAAACAGGTGAACCAGATCTGGTACCAGATCTACCAGGTGGTGAAGGAGAACTGCTCGGTGGAGTTTTCCGGCAATACGCCCCAGGATGACGTGATGGAGCGGCTGCTGCGGTCTCGGAAGGTGTAATAGGGAGGAAAAGAAAGTATGGAAAAAACAACCAAGGAAATGAAGCTCATCCCCATTGATGAGCTGATCCCGTATGTGAACAATGCCCGGACCCATTCTCCGGAACAGATCAACAAGCTCCGGGCCAGTTTGCGGGAATTTGGGTTCATCAACCCGGTGATCATCGATAAAGACAAAAACATCATTGCCGGTCACGGCCGAGTGATGGCTGCCCGGGAGGAAGGAATCCGAGAAGTCCCCTGCGTCCTGGTGGACTATTTGACCGAGGCCCAGAAAAAGGCCTATATCCTGGCCGACAACCGGATGGCCCTGGATGCCGGGTGGGACGAAGAGATACTGCGGGTGGAAATCGAATCCCTCCAGGGAGCGGACTTCGATGTCAGCCTGACCGGATTCGATGAAGACGAAATTGCCCACATCTTCGATGAAGAAACCGAAGCCAAAGAAGATGACTTTGATGTAGAAGAAGAACTCCAGAAGCCTGTGTTCTCCAAAGCTGGAGACCTTTGGCAGCTGGGAAAACACCGGGTCTTGTGCGGAGATTCTACGAAACAAGAAACCTATGCTCAGCTTATGGATGGAGTAAAACCGAACCTGGTCCTGACGGATCCTCCGTACCTTGTGAATCTTCGAAGCGCTTCCGGGAAAATCAAAAACGATGACCTGAATGACCAGGAAGGGTACGAATTCCTGAAAAAAGCCTTCTCCTGTTTTCATGATGCCATGGCTCCCGATGCGTCCATCTATGTGTTCTACGCTACCATGAAGGCCCGGGTCTTTTACGATGCTTTCGAAGATGCCGGATTCAAAGTGGGGGCGGGGCTCATCTGGAAGAAACCCAAAGCCCCTTTTATGCGCACCGACTGGAAGTTCAATATGGAACCCATCATCTTCGGGTGGCGGAAAGATGGGAAACACAACTGGTATGGGGACCAGAAGCAGAAAGCAGTCTTTGAGTTTGAGGGCATTAAAAACAGCAAAGAGGACGGATTTGGCCATCCCTCCAGTAAACCCGTGCCCATGCTGGCCTATCTCATTAAGCTGAGTAGCCAGATCAATGGGGTGGTGATGGATGGATTCCTGGGATCTGCTTCCACGCTCATGGCCTGCGACCAGCTAGGCCGCATCTGTTATGGGATAGAGCTGGAGCCTAAGTTCGTAGATGTGGCGGTAAAGCGCTACCTGGCTTCCCACGAGAACGAGACAGTAACCGTCCTCCGGGACGGAAAGCAGTACACCTATCAGGAAGCGGCGGATGTGAAAAAATAAAGACACAAAGGGCTACATTTTGCTTGCTATTTTTCGCCTTTAGAGTGATGAATAACAGTACCAAAATACCCTAAGGAGGTACATATGATGAAGGCAGAATACAACAAACAAGGTGCAGCACGAAAAGAATTGGCGGATGTCATCAGTCAAATCACGGGAGAAGGTGTGAAATACCTGTTTCTTCCCACCAAGGCCTATCAAATCGGTAGCGTCCTGGTCGGAAAGGATGGTACAGTGGAATGTGAAGACACAGCGCTTTTTCAACGGGTTGTTCAGGAACTGGCAGTCAAAGGATTCCGGCCAGAAAACAAGGTCGCTATCCTGGAAGAAGTGGTAACACCAAAAGAAACTTCAGAAACGGACGGCATTGATACCCTGACCATTTCTTTTCCGGATGATTTGACGGAGGAAGACTTTGAAAAGCTCCAAAACCTGGTGGCCTCCAAGGCCAGCCTTTTCAAAAAGGCCCTGGGTACAAATGACCTGACCATTCAAAGGGAAGATGGCAAGATATCTTTCCCCTGGTTCCACAAAACGGACAGCACCAAGGTCCAGGCTTATTCCAAGTTGGTGACGGCCCTTTGCCAAATGGCCAGGAATTCCAAACGGATCACGGCAAAAGAGCATGAAGTTCCCAATGAAAAATACGCCTTCCGGTGTTTTCTCCTGCGGCTGGGCTTCATTGGAGCAGAATACAAAGGCTATCGGAAGATCCTGCTGGAAAGGCTCAGCGGGTCCGCAGCCTATCGGGATGGAGGGAAAAAAGATGCGGTTTCCCAATAAAGAGATGCTGGAATTCCTGCACAGGGAATATCCTTCTGGAACCCGGGTTGTCCTGATCCGGATGGATGACCTCCAGGCGCCGCCTTTGGGAACGAAAGGGACCGTGACCGGTGTGGATGACATGGGGTCCCTTCTGGTGGAGTGGGACAATGGGTCCCATCTCAATGTGATCCACGGAGTCGATGTGGTTCAAAAACTGAATAAAGAAACAAAATAACGGATACTTATTCTCAGATTCTGCTTGCTATTATAGGCCTTTAGAGTGATATATGTACATGCCAAAAGGCAAAGGTACACAATCACAAGGAGGAAGAACATGAAAAAGTTGAATGCAATCGACAAACAGAACCTGGACGGAGTATACGGAGCCACCGCAGTAGCGCTGGATTGGCCGGAAAACCTTTCCGAAAAGGCGAAGAAAGCGCTGGACTACCTGGATGACACCGCCTACCTGTTCCATTACCTTGGAAAGTACATCATCACCGACGAAAGCCTCTGGCTTACGGAATTTGGGAACGGAACCATGGACAGCCCATTCGGTTTTCCCAGAATCGAATTGAGCAGACTCGAAGAAGTCGGCCCCTGGTTGGAAAGCGTGGCGGACGAACTGGAAGAATTCTAACCCCATACAGACAGGAAACGGGGCCGAAGGGCCCTGCTCCTTTTTTGTAACCTTGCATAAATACACAAAATTTGCTTGCTATTATAGGTCTTTAGAGTGATATATGTACATGCCAAAAGGCAAAGGCACACAATCACAAGGAGGAAAAAACAATGACCAAGATGGACATGATCGAAAGATTCTACGGACGGAACGAGGAACTGGAAAGAACGTTTGAAGCCGCAGAAAAAGCCGGGGATGCAGCAGCCATGGACGCCTGCCAGGATGCCTACCAGGATCTTCTCCAGGAAGTTCGGGCAGAGGGGGAAGCTTTCGGAGACATGATGCGGCTTTACAGCGACATGAAAAAGCACGGCAACAGCCACCTGGACCTTTCCGGGACCTACCGGGAACCAGAAAAGATCCTCAAAACCTTCCGGGACTTTGGGGTGACGGAATTCACCTTTTCCTCCAGCTGGTCCAGCGCCATCCAAGTGGCCTGGGCATTCACCCAGATGGGCTGCACGTTAAAAGGCATGATCGAAATTTACGGATCCGGCCGGAAATTCATGAGCAAAGAATACGAAAAAGTCCCCGCTTTCCTCTTCAGCCTTTGAGGAGCAGGAAACATAGAGAAAGGGAGCCTAAGAGCTCCTTTTCTTGTACCTATAAAAAAGCGCACATTGACTTGCAGGACTTGGACACTTGAAGCCGTTCAGTGGTCACGCAAGTTTGTGCACTTTTATGATGGCTATTTTATACAACACTTTAGAAAAAGTCAAGAAAGGAACTGGAAGAAAGGAGGGAGCGCCTATGCGGAAACTCAAAAAGTACAAATCCACAAAATTCAAAGCCAAAACGTCCACCTATAACAAGGAACTGGCGGATTATGCCGTGGCTTTTATTGAGAGTCTGTGCCACACCAAGGGGACCTGGGCGGGCCATCCTTTTGAGCTCATCGACTGGCAGGAACAGATCATTCGGGATCTGTTTGGGACCATAAAACCCAATGGGTATCGGCAGTTCAACACAGCGTATATTGAAATTCCCAAGAAGCAGGGGAAAAGCGAGCTGGCCGCGGCGGTGGCACTTCTTCTCTGCTGCGGGGACGGGGAAGAAGGGGCCGAAGTCTATGGCTGTGCGGC